CAACATACCTAGGATTTCAAGGTCGATTTCCATAGAAATGTACTCACTCATAATGCTTGTTAATTCTGCTTCAGCATCAATGCTATGGTAAGCATTCAAGTCTTGAGCGAACTCAGGAGTCCAAACAGCTTTTAACTTTCTGGTTTTAGCAACAATCGCTTCAGATTTCATCTTAACGTTGATTTCTGGGATGCTGATTGCGGCCGCGTCAGTAGCGTTAGGAACAGCTGCTGTTGACTCATCTTCAAAGTCACCTCTTGTATTAGCATCAGGTTGCTTAACATAGTTAACAACGTTTGTATTTACATTACCAACACCAGCACTAGAAGAGATAAATATATAAACGTGAGTAGCATCAGCGTAGTTATAGGCTGGGATTTGAGCTGTGACAGCTGATCCACTATAAGTTGTCACAGTATATCCTCTAACACCTTCTAAATCAGGGTCAGTTAAGAGAGACTGAGGGATTTTAACTTTTACAATTTCACCAGCTGCAATAGAAGCAGAAAGTGAAGAATCATATCCTACTTCAGACCATCCAGCGTCAGAACCATTAGCTCCAACTGAAGCTGAGAAGATGTTTGTTGAATATGTCCATCTACCAGCACCATAAAGACCATCGGTTGGAGAGTTAGTTTGGTCAGTTCTACCATACATAGAACCTGCTCCAAATACATCACCTCCTACAGTAAATTTGCTATCACCTTTAGTAGTTCCATATTGGAAGTCTAAGAAGAAAACAAGACCAGAAGGAAGATTCATTGGTTGAACACTAACAAAATCTTTTGCTGCGATTTGACCAAATACCTTTCTAACAAGTGGAAGAGCAATACCTGCCCACTGTTCACCAGTACCACCTGCAAAAGCAGCACCAGCAGCACCAGCACCACCACCAGTTTGGGAAGTTTCAACAACAAGTTGTTTAGCTTGGTTTTCAAGAATGAGAGCCATGTTATTTCTTTCGGTCTCAGAGCTTAAACCTTCTAACAAACCTGTTTTTTCCCATTTTGAAGCTAATCTAGCGGCGTCGCTTTGAACGACTCTCCACTGGTTAGCACTTTCTAAAAGAGAGTGTAAGTTTGACATTTTGTTTTTTAATTAATTTTTTTAAAGTTAAACATTATAAAATTCCAGCCAATTTTTGGAACCTTTGAACCATTTGATCCGATTCAACAATTGGCTGCTTTGGAGCTACACCTGCTGCTTTTGAAGCCATACCTAATGATTCTTTGATTGAAGATTTAGTAGTTGTTTTACTAACTAACCCTTCATTTAAAGTTTCATAGATAACTTTGGTTTCTCTTACAGAGGTAGCTTTATCAAAGGCAGATAAAACCTTTACTTTTTGACTTTCGGTCAAATTTTTATTTCTAAAGATCTTATTGACATAAAGAAGTTTAGAGTTAAGAAGATTACTTTCGTTAATTTCCTTTTTAAGGATTTTAATAGTTTTAAGAGCTTCATCTAATCCAACAGATTTTTCTTCTTTAAATTTTCTTAGATTTTCATTCATCTCTGCTTCATCTTTTAATTCCTCAGCTGCTGCCTTAGCTTCTGCTTTAGGATTTTTGCTCGCCATAATTTGCTTAAATTTATCTACTAAAGCATCTTTTTCATCTTGTAAATAAGCTAAAAGAAGTGAACCTCCTCCAAGTCCTACAACAGTACTTAAGAATAGAGCAAGTGCATAAGCATCATTAGCTATTTCCGGATTAGAACCAGGTACACTCCAATCATATTCATTCACATCTTTTTTCATATCTTTTTTCATATGTTTATTTTCACCCATAGCACTGGTACCCATATCAGAACCAGCTGCTTTAGCACCTGATGCCATATTCCAGAAAGTTTTAGCTGCATTTAACATAGCCATAAACTCTTTGTTGTCTTTTAATTCTGGGTTGGCTTTGAGTTTAGCTAAGGCATCTTTGTAAACATCTTCAGGGTAGCCAGCTAATGATTTAAGAACACCTTTAGCAGTACCTTTAGCTTTGTCTAAAAGATTTTCACTTAACTCAACTTCTTCTTCAGCTTCCATTTCATCTCCTTCTTCCTCCTCTTCACCAGAGAACTCAACAGGATCACCTCCAGCTTCTAATTCACCAGATTCAATCATGTCTTCAATAACATCTTCAATAAGAGCTTTTAGCTCATCTTCATCCATCTCATCAAGGTTGATTTCTTCTTTAAGATCTTCAGCTTCTTCAGCTTCATACATATCTTCTTCCATTTCATCTTCCTCATCGAGTTCTAACTCAGCTAAGATTTCTTCAAGGTCAAATTCCTCTTCAATTTCTTCAGCTTCATTAGTATCATCCATACCATAGCCTTCTTCCATTTCATCTTTTTCCATGTTAACTTTATCAGCTTCAGCTAAATCGTCTTCTTCTTCTTCTTCAGCTAAGATCTGAGCAGCTAACATAGATTTGATCTGTGGAGTAAAAGCTTCTTCAAGAGCAGCTTTAGCATTAGCTATAGCAGTCTCTTTAACAGCCTTCGCATCAGCGATAGCCTCTTTCAGCAAATCTCTGTTTGTTGACATTTTGTTCCTAAAATTTTTTAATTAAGAAAGTACGCTTATTAAAAAAAGCGTAATAGTGATTAATAAAATTAATGCTACATAAAGTAGGTTGGTAGCATATTATGTTAATACATATAACAGGAAAAGTCAAAATATGACTCCCTTAAAAATTTATTGGACATTGCCCATTATTACAAAGTATTTCTGTAATAATTTCGTTTATTCTTGAATAATTGTTGCTGGTTAAGTTCAAACTTTCATTAATAGGATGAACATAAGCACCAGGTGTTGAAGGAGTTGAAACAAAGTCCCAACATAAAAGTTCAAAATCATCTTGAACTTCTTGTGTTTCTCCGATAGGTTTTAAACTACCCATACCTCTTGATGAAACACCAACAGTAATACCATTTTTAAATAGTTGGGTTAAAATATTACCTGAAGGAGTGGGTAGGATTTCTATTTTACCCATAACATCATTCCCATCCCACCATATATCTTTAATGTTATGGGAAACATTTTTTAAATTTATTATTTGAGAATCTGGGTGGTCTAATTCTCCTAAGGCTCTGTTTTCTTTAATAGGGCCATCCTTATAACGCTCAATTTCTCTTTCTAAAATTTCTCTAGGGTAACGTCTCCCATTACCATTCTTAGTTTCAGCGGTTTGGAGTCTACCTTCAACCATAAGATTTCCTCCTACAACTTTAGCTTCACTAAGTTGTTGAGGAGAAAGATGAAAAAGTTGAGTGTCTACAAGGACTTGTTTCATTAATAATCGTAATCAGATTCGTCAATAGTATCATCAACTTCTTCTACAGTTCCTTTGAGTTTATCATATTTTTTCTCAAGTTGAACTTTAGCTCTTTCAAGAAGTTTAACTTCTTTTTTTATTTCTGATTGTCTTTTTTTATCAACAAATTCTTTGACATCATCTCTTTCAAAAATGGTCATAGTTTCATAGCATTTTTTAATTTTGCCTTCTAAAAAGCCAATTTTAGCTTCTAAAGCTGCTACTTCACCAATTTTATCTGCTTCTTTAAGATCTTCTTGAGCTCCTTCTCTTAATAAGTCTACAAGTTTCATATTTTTATTTTCTTTTAAGTTTCCGTATCCGGATGATTTGTATTTACCTTTAGCCTCTTTAGGTTCTCCTAAACCAGGTGCTTCTTTAGTATACCCTAAACCTTTAATACCAAAAGCAGCATTTTCTAAATAGAATAAAGAATTTTTATCTAAATTTTTCTTTACCTTTTCAGTTGCTTTTTCTAAGGTAAGCTCAGGGTCCTGTTCAATTTCAAATCTAATACCATTTAAGACTTGATCAAAGATTTGATTATCTAAATTTTTCTTATCAGAATAGTCATAGGTTTTAGCTAAATCCTCTTCTACTTCTTTAGAAGTTTTTTTAGCTTCAGCTTTAGTTTCTTCTTCTTTTAAGAATTTATCAAAAGTAGAAAATGGATTTAATCCTGAAGAAGGGATTAGGGGGAATATATTTTCTACTATGATATTTTTATTTTTAAGTAGAGTAGAAGTTTGATCAAACCCAGCTGAGTTTGGGATAATATTTGGGAATAAACGTTTCGCTTCTTTTACAAATACGTCTTTATGTCCTTTTCCTTCTTTAATTAAGTTATATTGAGTTTGAAGTGCCTTCATATTAATAAATATTAATCATCATAAGTAGATCCCCAAAGGTCTCTATAATCATATACTTTAGAACTTTTAGCTAATTTTTTTCTATTAACTGGTTTAAAACCTAATTTAGAATATTCTGTATCTTTAAAAGATAAAGGTTTTTTAGCTATAAAATATTTAGAAAGATATCCACCAGCTCCACCAGTTGAAGAAATTTCTTGTAAGTGATTCTTAATGAATTCTTTTAAGTTCCTCTGTGAGCTCATAATATTGGAGTAAATTTACTAAATCATCATTTTTAACCTTAGCTGTTTTATCTACTTCATGAATAAGAGATAAAATTTCATTTAATTTAATTTTAACAGCAGGATTAGTTATTTTAGGGAGAGAATTTTTTAGTGAAGTTTTTGCTTCATTAATTTTTTGATTATAAAATTCTCTTAATTTAGGAGCATTATCAATAGAATTGATAAATTCTTTTAAAATATCTTTTTGGGAATCATTTAAATTAGCGTACTTACCATTAAATTTCTCTAACATTACCTTATAGGTAAGTACTCTTAAATCTTTATCATACTTTCTAAACTCTTCTAATAAATCTTCTTTAACTTTAGTTTTATTAACCTGAGTTTGAGTAAGACTTTCTAATATAGTTAGCTTATTATCTATTATCTGATTAGTCTCAGAAATTTTGTCTGAGTTGTAGATTTCTAAAAGAGTATAGAAAGCGGCGTATTCTTTATAGTTAGATACTTTATGATTAAAAAATTCTTCTAAATCATAGTGATTTTTTATTTCCTTGATAAGATTATATTTTTCTCTTCTTAACTTAGATCTATTTAATTTTTTAGAAGCTTCTAACACAGTATTAATTACTATATTAGCCTTAGTTTCAGTTATACTTTTTTGCTTAAATAGGGTCTCATATAATTTATATTCTTTTCCTAATTCAGTTTTAGCAAAAGTTTTCTTTAAAATCTCTATAGAAGGGGAAGACTTCCCAGACAAAGTATCAGCTGTGATTTGTCTAATCAACAGCTCAAACAGGAGACCTGTGTTTTTTATTTTAGAATGTTTGATCCCCATTTAATCATAGGTTTTTTATAAATATTATAGAAATATTATTCTTTAATTTGACTTTCATCAAGAAGTGATTCTTTTTGTTTATCACTCTCAAATACTAATTGTTTTCTATTAATTGGTAAATCTTTTAAAGAATTTTTGTTTTTGTGATATATGGCTTTAGCTTCTAAAGCTAAAGGAGAACCACCTTTATAAGTAGGTCTTATTGAATCAGAATCATTTTTATCTTGATCTTTCATTTTAAGAACACCTAATCTATCTTTACCAAAAGCATCTTGTTGAGTACCTATTCTTGAAGCCTTTTCTTTTGGCCTCCCTAACTCAGCTTTCTCATTATATCCTGCAGGTACTTCGTTATTTGTGTAATATCTACCTTGACCGTATAGAGTGGCTAAATCATGAGGTGTACCATAAGATTTACCAGATTCTAATGGATCATTACCTTCATTTTCAATCTGATTAAGTCTAAATTTACGCTTAACATCTTCTCTAATTAGATCTCTATGTTCAATATATTCGTCTTCACTAAAATGGAATAAGTTGTTATAAACCCAATCAGATGGAAGAAGTTTACTTTCTAAAACAGTATTAGCTAAATCAACTTTTTCTTTTAATAAAGCTACTCTTTCTTGATCATATATAATTGAAGGTGTTGTTAAGCCCAATTCAAAATTAGTTAAACTTTCACCATCATATCCTTGAGTATATAAATGAACTATAGCGATTTTATATAATTCTGATAAGATTATTCTTTGGATTCGGTCTATAGTACGGGCAAATCTAATATCTTGGGCTGCTAAGGTAGCTTTACCTTCTGTTGTCTCATCATACCCCATAAAAGCTTTTGGAATCTTAAGGGCGGCAAATAATTTGTCTCTTAAATAAATAACGTCTGTTATACCATCATATTGAAGACCAGCTAAGGTATCTATTTTAGTATTTGAATCACCTCCTCTTACAGGTATAAAGAAATCTTCAAGCATATTTTGCATGTTGAATTTTAAATTATAGTCACCTGTTGTTTGATCAATATAAGGAGTACGCTTCATTTTAGAAATGGTTTTTTGCATAAAACCATCTACTTCAGCCGGTTGAATATTACCTATATTGATATAGAAAATACGTTTTTCAGGTGCTCTAACTATTCTATGAACCAACATAGCATCTTCCATAAGAGTATATTGTTTAAATAGTTTACGAGCTGGCTCAATGTAACTTCTACCGTAGGGTAAATAACTTACATCTGATAATAGTCTAAAATGGGCAATTTCATAGTTATCAAATATAACCATATTAGCACCAGTTGATGTAGAACTATTAGGGCTAACCAAACCTCCATAATATCCACCTAAACTACCACCCCCACTTAAACCATCAGGATCAAATCTAAATTGAACTTTGTCTCTATTATTTTTATCAAATCCTTCCTCTCTAATAATATTATAAGCGGTATATGGTATTACATTATAAACACCAAATTTTTCAGCAATTTCTAATTTAAGGAAAAAGTCACCATATTTACACATTTGGCGAGTCCACATCCATAAATTAAATTCTATATTTAGAATGTCATAAAATAAATTATATAAAATTCTTTGAATTTTTTCATCACTACTCTTAATAGTCAATACCTCACCCATCTCATTTTTAAGAGAGCACTCATCTGCTAATATATCTAAAGCTGAGGCTACAATAGCATCAGTATCCATAGCTTCATAATCAGAATATAACTGGACTCTTAATGTTTGGTAATTAAGGCCTGGGTTATAGATAGGAGAGGCATTAGTAGTGTGAAGACGGGTGTACCTATCATATAAAGAATTAGTATTAATTTGACCCGCAACTTGTGTTTGATTAAAATCAAGGACATTTAAAGAGTTCCCTCCGGTATTACGAATAATAACATCAGTAGAGAATAATCTTTTTAGTCTTGTAAATACGCTTGTATCAGCCATTGTATATTAATATATGAATAAATATTAAAAAATCCACCTAAAATCCTCAGTTCCTCCTTTTCCATTGTTTATAGCATATGGATTGTCACGGCCTGTAGCAAAATAGGCTCCTTGATATGGAGTTTGAGTTTTGGTTAAGGCATTTAATGCTGCTATTGACATATCTAAACCATGTTGTCTAAATTTAAGAGCAGTATCTCTAACATACAATCCAATACCAAAACTCATTATTAAATCATCATTATAACCAGTTTGAGCTTCAGCTCTACCATTTTTCCAAATAAATGTTCTCATTTCTTGGAGTAACCTTTTAGATTGAACAGTTACACTTTTATCAGAAACATATTCTTGGAATTTGCCTATAATCATAGGTCTTGTTCTCATAGACATAGTGAAACCAGGAACTTGAGATTGATTATTTTCATAATTTCTCATATAAGTTTCAGCTGTTACCTCTTGAGACTTAGGTGAGTAATATAAATTTCTATACTCTCTTTCTATAACGATTTGAATTGTAGACCAACCAATATTAGCATTTTCAATTACTAATAAGGCATTATTATATTCTGTAGCTATACCTACTAATAAATGACCAAATTCTTTAGTACCTATTTGACCTTTATATTCCCCAATTTGAACATTTGATTCAATATCAAAAATATGAAAGGCAGAATAGTCCTTACCATCACCTCGAGCTACGTCAGCAGTTATCATATAAGATCTTGAATAATCTACAGGTTCCCAAATCCATAAATTTTTATCAGCTCCTCTTTTTTCAATAGGTTCTTTGATAGTTGTCTGTTCTATAAACTCTAAATATTCAGGATAAAAAACAATATCTCCTGAGGTATTAAAGTCACAGTCACATTCTTGGGCTGCAAATCGGGGATTACCTAATAATTCATCTTGTCTATCTCTCCAAGATTGATCACGTTCAGGATGAACATACCAAGGTAATCTTATAGGTAAAAATTCATTTTCATTAGCTTCAGCTTTAGTCCATGTTCTATGAAACCAGTTTCCAGTACCATAAGGAGTAGATAAAGCTACACATCCTCCACCAGTTGCTAAGGTTTGTTGTGCTGAGGCCCAAATCTCATCAATTTGTTCAATGAAGGCAGCCTCATCAATTATTAGAAAAGAAACTGCTTCAGATCTACCAGCATCACCTGAAGCCGCTACTGCTTTTATTTGAGACCCATTTTCTAACCTTAGAGATAATCGATTATTTTCAATAGCATTAACTTTAAGCCAGCTGGGTAAATTATCATACATAAAACGTACTTTAGTAACCATATTCTTAGCGGTTTCTTGCTTGGTAGCAATACAAAGCACATTTTTATCTTTATGAAAGGTCATTAACCAAAGAGAATATCCCGCTGTTAAAGTTGATATACCTAACTGGCGGGATTTATTAATAATAGTATAATTATTATCTCTAACTAAATGTAAAACTTTTTCTTGGAATGGGTATAAATGAAAACTAACTCTACCTCTTTGGGGGTGTTGAATCATACAATACTTTTTCATAAAATGTGCCGGATCTTGGGCACATTTAAGGTATTCTTCTCTGATTATCTTTTTTAAATCACTCATTTTTTATCACTAAAATTGATAATCCTATTGAAAATAATGATAAAACCCCAACTGATCTACGGCAGGTTTTTAAATTACCTTGAGTCTCTTTTAACTCTGTTGAAAGAGTTTGAATTTGTGCTTCTAATCCAGCTCTAGATACATTACAATTATCTATTGTAGATCGATAAGCTTTTATTTCTTCATCTCTTCTTGAAATAATATAATCTCTATAGAATATAATTTCATTAAGCTCAGTAGTATCTTGTTTAAGAGATTCTACTTCTTCTTTAAGAAGATCATATAATGTTATTTCAATAGCAGCTAATTCAACATATTTTCTTGGAAGACAAATCAGAGAATCCTCAGTGATAACGGTTTGCGAAAAACTCACTAAGCTCATCATTAGACATACTGTCAATGTTAGCAATTGTTTCATTGTATTTTTTTCTTAATTTGTTTAATTCCCGGTTTCGGATTGTAATCGATACTTTAAGACTATCAGTTTTAGAATTAGCAATAGTTACTTCTTGATTTAAACTATCTCTAACTAATTGAAGAGAATCAAGTTCATTTTGATACTTTTTATTATTTGCTTCTATTACTTCATTACAATCTACACATTCCGCTTTAGTTAAATCCCAGTACATATAACAACCTAAGAACCAAAATAAGCTTGTTATTAAAACTATTAGTAGAATTTGATTTTTCATATATTATAAATATCAAAACAAGTTTTTAGTACTTGCTTAACACGTTCTTCTGTT